GTCGTTTCCGTTATCGTAATGGTGTATTAATGTGTCAAATTCCAAAAAATGACCCAAGAAAAATAGTGTTATCCAAGATAACACCATTTAATTATGATAAAATAACTGATAGATTGTCAGTAGAATTGCGTATTACCCATTATAAATATTTTCGGCTATCAAATACATTCATATCAACATGCATAGAAATGCATCTATATACATTCTTTAATTGTACACAATTTGATACATTATTAGCAGACGAATATACCAAATATTATATATTGGAACCTTGAGCTCCTATAGCATTCTCTAACACTTGTTTTTCGTGCTCTTCACGACCCTTGTCATCCGCCACTTCCCGATCATCAAAATTCATATTATTGACCCCGACCAAATTACCCTGTTCATCAATACTTTGGGTCAATTTGTTACCACTTTTACGGGCTTTTTCAATGTTTTCTTCAATGGCTTTTCGTTTAGCCGCTTTGATACGTTCATCAAACGCTTCTTTTGCCTTCATTTCGTTGGCGATTTTTTCTTGATGTAAACGATTCAATTCGGGTTCCATAAATTCTACCTTGCCAGTTTTATATGCATTGGGTTCAAAGGGCATCCATACTCCAACCTGCCCCACGTAAATATCATGAGTAGGATCACGTTCGCGTAATTTGTTGCAATGTTTTTCCGATTCTTCTTGGGTAAAAAATACACCACGGACCTTCAATCCACGCACACTGGTTTGAAATTCATTCGCTTTGTTGAAATCACCATTCAATCGTTCTTCGTTCTTGTCCAAGAAATTTTTGTAATCGTCTTCCACCACGGAAGCACTTTCTTTCAATTTTGGTTCTTCTTCTTTCACGAATTCATTGAAATCTTCTATGACTTTCTGTACATCCAAACTATATTTAAACGAAACGAAATTTAAAAATTCCGTGAATTTTTCCATGGATTTAGTCATATCCCATTGTTGAACAAATTTTTCGTACAAATAATTTTCGCGTTTTTTTAAAATATTTTCAGGTGAAATAAAAGAAAGACACACGAATTTTTGACCGGCAATGGAAGGGTCTTCATCTAAAAGATCTACATATTTCGGGTTTGGTTTGCCATTGGACAGAGTAGGATATTCAACACCGGATTTTCTTTGAGTAGACATTTAGGAAAACGAACAGAATGTGTTATAGGAAATATACTATACATACTGTTTAAGTTATTTTTTTATTAATGTATTATATAATTATCATTATCAATTATGTTGGATTTCTATGAATTTGTTAAACGTCTGATTAAATATATCATTCTAGGTATCGTTATTGCCATTGTTGCGTTCACTATTCCCAAAGGCAAAGGTTTGAACTGTGAAGAAGTGACCTTCATCGCATTGTCCGCTGCGGCTAGTTTTGCTATCTTGGATGTATTTGCACCTTCCATTGGTCAAGCTGCGCGTCAAGGTGCTGGTTACAGTATTGGTGCTGGTATTGTTGGTGGTATCCCTTTCAAGGCGGTATAAAATTGAAAAAAACTACCATACGAATGAGATGCCTGCACTACATTATCGGCATCCATTGACTTACAGTCATACTAGTTTTCGTCTAATAACAAAATAAGAATTATGGCTATTTTGTTATTTTCATTTTTAGTGCTCCTATATTATTATTTGGGAAATAATGCCTCCACTACTCTGGCTTTGCCAAAAACCACGGCATCGGGGTCTAATCCACTGGATCAATTTGAGGTTCATTTGCAGTATCCTCGGGTTGCTCATCCAATGTTTTGGACGGTACGGATTCTGTTGATTCCTGTGGGATTTCCACTGGTTCAGTTTCGTCACTAGATACCGGGGGTTTACCCATGTCTTCTGGGTTGACCGGTGGTTTACCCATGTCTTCTGGGTTGACCGGGGGTTTACCCATGTCTTCTGGGTTGAAAGTAGGCATAACACCTGGAGGACCACCAGCAGAAGGTCCACCCTCTGGAGGACCACCTTCTGCTTGAATTTTACCCATGACTTTAGAAAAATAATCTTCCAATGCGGCTTTAAGTGAATTATATTCTTCCGTAGTCTTTTCACCGATGACACCTTCACACGCCTGTTCGCAATCGCGAATTCGCGCATGCAATTCTGTCGCATCTTCTTCGGTGATTTTTTCTTTCAAATCCTTCATAGAATTCTTGACCTGATACATATAATTTTCCATGGTAGATTTGGCTTCAATGGCAGCGGCTAATTTAGCATCCTCTTCCTTGTATTTTTCCGCCTCTTCCACCATACGTTCAATGTCTTCCTTACTTAATCGTCCCTTGTCATTTGTAATGGTGATTTTTTGGGATTTGCCGGTGGATTTTTCGGCGGCACTTACATTCAAAATACCGTTGGCATCAATATCAAATACCACTTCAATTTGGGGTTGACCACGAGGCATTGGCGGAATACCATCCAATTGAAATTTACCCAACGAGGTATTGTCTCGGGTCAACGTACGTTCACCTTCAAATACTTGAACCAATACACCGGGTTGATTGTCGGAATAGGTGGAAAATGTTTGTGATTTCTTGGCAGGAATGGTGGAATTACGAGGGATGAGTTTGGTCATAATACCCCCAGCGGTTTCCAATCCCAAACTGAGGGGACACACATCCAACAACAACAAATCGGAAATATTACTGTCCTTACATCCCGACAAAATGGCAGCTTGAACTGCAGCACCATAGGCGACACATTCATCCGGATTGATGGATTTGCACAATTCCTTGCCATTGAAATATTCCTTCAACAATTCCTGAATTTTAGGAATTCGTGTAGAACCACCGACCAATACTACCTCATGAATATCTCCTTTACCCATCTTCGCATCCTGCATTACCTGTTCTACAGGTGCCATGGTCTTCTTAAAAATATCTTCGCACAAATTTTCAAACTTTGCACGGGTAATTTGTGAAGTAAAATCAATACCTTCAAACAAACTATCAATCTCAATGGATGCCACCGTAGACACGGACAATGTTTTCTTGGCACCTTCACATGCCGTACGTAGACGACGCATAGCACGTTTGTTTTCTGTAATATCCTTCTTGTTTTTGCGTTTGAATTCCTCCGCGAAATAGTTTACTACGATGGAATCAAAATCTTCTCCCAATGATGTTATCGTTAGGCTCTTTATCCGTGATATAATTTATATCACCCTTAAGTCTATTCTTAAGGTAACTTCTTATGCTTTCACATAAGTTCAGACTATATCTTCACCATGAAACATAAATTTCCACATTTACTATCATGGTGGAGGGTACTCGTGGAGGTTTTGCTATATTCATCATCACATACAATTGGATTTTGTACATTAGAACTTAAGTTACTTCCTCTAGTCGTTGAAGCTTCTCCCACTTTCGTTGGGAGCTCGCCTGCTGATTGACCAATCCTAAACACTTTTCAAACATTCACGCTCACCGTTACCAGTCACGTTGTAGTGGTTTAGGCTCTAAGGTTATTCCAGCAATCCACCCTCTTTTACTTGAGCCAGAGATTATTTTAGTTTTATTAATATTAAATTATTATGTTTTCTTTTTCATAGTTATTTGCCTTTTCATAATGTGTTTCAATGTATAGAATATCTATTTTATCACTTTTTGTTAAATTGTCAATTTTCCATAATGGTTGTAAATTTTTCCAACAAAAACATTCCTTTGTTTGTTCTATTTGAGATAAATCAAAAGAAGAACACGGTTTCACATGATCCAAATGCCATTGTCCATAATTATCCCATGTCATGTTTTCCTTAAATTGAAATTCAATCCATTTTTTACAAAAATGAATACTACAACCAATATATTCAATTGTTTTCTTGTTTTTTTTATTATTGTTTGAAATTAATGCACATGAAATACGATGATTTAAACTATCCCTGATACGACGATTTATTTTTTGACCTTGTCTTCTATATTTTTCTTTCATTTTGTCTGGATTGTTCGTTCTATATTTTTTTTCCGATTCATGTTGTTTTTCCTTTGTCCAATTATTTTTAGGCAAACATTGCAGGCAAATATGACTTAACTTATCATTAGATTTGCGATTAACGCGAAATTCAACAAATGATTTTATTAAATTGCATGTCACGCATGTTTTTGATTTGGTTTCATCAACAATTACATGTGTTTGACTTGTATTTAACTTTCGTTCTTTATCGTTTAATCTTCTACAATCTTTGCAATAATTAGACAATCCATCTTTGTTTGTTTTTAATTTTGTAAAACAATCAGATGATTTTGTTAATTGACATCGGGGACATTTTTTATCAGAACAGATAGACAAAACAATTTTAGACCTATTCAATCGTCGTAGTTTGGTAGTTTCATTTTTACACCGTTTACATTGTGATGATATTCCAAAAATATTGTTTTTATCTTTAAAATATTGTGAAAAAGGCAAATTTTCATTACACTTTGAACATGTTTTAATTTGTTCTTCGTTCATAACTATGATTCTTACATAAATAATCTTTATATTAATATGCTAAACAAAAACCCAAGTGCGTATCACCCGCAGTAGCTTTTACCTCAAATACCGAGTCTTCAATGGTTAAAATAGATACATCGTGCGTACCACCTCCACAATCAAAGATCAATACATTTTTTTCCTTGGTAAATTTCTTGTCCAAACCGTACGCAATGGCACCGGCAGTAGGTTCATTGATAATACGTAATACGTTCAATCCTGCAATAGCACCGGCATCTTTGGTCGCCTGACGTTGAGCATCATTGAAATAAGCGGGGACGGTAATCACTGCATCGGTGACAGTTTCCCCCAAATAAGCCTCGGCAACTTCTTTCAATTTACCAATCACCATGGCAGAAATTTCTTCGGGGGCAAACGTCTTGTATTCACCCTTATATTCTACTTTAATCATGGGTTTATCGTCTTTATCAATGACATTGTACGTGAAATTGGCAATATCTTTTTGGGTAGTTTCATCACTAAATTTATGACCAATCAAACGTTTGGCATCGTAGACAGTATTAAAAGGATTGGTAGTTGCTGACGACTTGGCAGCTTCACCAATCAATCGTTCTTCGGATGTAAATGACACATAGGAAGGCATGGTACGATTTCCTTGGTCATTCGCAATAATCTCTACTTTTCCATTTTGCCACACAGCAACGCAACTATTCGTAGTACCAACATCAAGTCCGATAGCAATGGTCATCTCTTATCGTATGCAAGAGAATATAACTATATATGTTTAGTATCTTTATATTATTTTTTGCATGGATTATGCGA